TAAACTAAAAAACTATTGGAGCCAGATGAATTCTGAAAATAAAGGTATTATTTGGAAATATCTTAATATTCTTTTCAAATTGAACGATAAGATTTGTATTTAAAGATACTTGTATCTTTTTGTAAAATGGCATCCGTTACAGAAGCACATACTCTTTTAAAAAAGATAGAATACGTTTTTAACAAAATCTATCTCAATCTTATTAAGGAAGTTAAACAAAAAAATGGTGAATTAAAAAAAATTATTAAACAGCATTATTCAGTATTTGATAAATCATCCTCTAAGCATTTCGAACATCTTTCTTCAGAAATTAATAAATCAAATTCGGCTTCTATTTTTGTGAAACCATTTTCAGAAGATTTGTTAGTTAATCAAGAAATTTTGGATATATATTTGTTGAAAGATATAAGTGTTAAAGATATCGTGGATGTTGTACAGGAATGTGAAAAGGATGTTTTTAAGAGTTATTTGTATATTCTGTATATGCTAGTACATCTACGTACAGATGAAACAAAATTGGATACGCTTGAAAAAGTTAACGAATGTGAATTCTTGTTTAAGACTAGTATGCGTTTGGCTAATTGTACATCAACTGATAGTATTGATATGCAAAAAGAATTAGATGATATTATTGACGATGATTTGAGAAGTCTAATTGAAAATATTTATGAGAGTCGAAAGAATATGACCAAAGCATTAATTAATTCTTCTTATGAGGTTGATGAAGATATTACCGATCAAAACGATATGTTTAAATCTGCTTTTGATATGCTCAACGATAGTAAAATTGGAGAATTAGCTAAAGAAATTTCCCAAGATATTGACATAAGCGGGTTGAATATGGATAATCCTGAACAACTTCTAAACTTTGATGCTATGTTGTCAGGTAAGAATACAGCATTAAGTGATATTATTGGAAAGGTAGGTACAAAGATTGCTGGGAAAATTCAAAATGGAGAACTCAATCAAGAAGATTTGATGAAAGAAGCTTTCAGTATGATGTCTAAATTAAACGGAAATAATTTTATGGGTGATATGATGGGTGCTATGGGAGGAAAAGGGGGAATGAGTGATATGATGGGTGCTATGGGAGGAATGAGTGATATGATGAAAGCTATGAATGGTGAGAAACATGGTGGTTCTGATGATAATGGTTATGAAGTAGCAAACACAGAAAGTTCAAGGAAAGCCAAGAAACAAGCGCAGCTAAGAAAAAAACTTGAAGAAAGAAATAAGTGAATTATTTAAAATACATTGAAAACCTTTTTTTTTTTTTTAATATTCTTAAAATAAATATTTACATTGTTCAGAAAAGTTCCGTTTTACATCCAAGATATAAATATTAAAAAAAATGTAATAATAAATTACAATATTATTAAAAAAAAGAATTATGATTGATATAAACGAGCGTATTTGGTATGAAGATATGACAGGGATGTTTAACAAAGATAATTTACAAAACTTTTTTCCTAGTAATGACATGAATAAAATAGAAAAAATGAATAGCTTTGTGAGATTTTCTGTTTATTTCAGTTTGATAATTTTTTTGTTGAAAAAATCCACGAAGGTGTTTTTTATACCATTTTTTGCCCTTGTTGGAACCTTTGTCATCAATAAAAGTGAAAATAATATTATGAACCAAGAAAAGTTTATCAATACAAATGATCCAAACGATGAATTGTCAAATGAAACGAAATGTAAGGTACCAACAGAGTCAAATCCCTTTATGAACGTTTTGGTAACAGATTATTCACAGAATCCAGATAGGAAACCTGCATGTGATGTCGAAGATAATAATGTAAAAAAAAGCATGAAAAAACAATTCAATAAAAATTTGTTTACAAGTATTGACGATGTATACGATAAAAATAACTCTTATAGACAGTTTTATACTACCGCTTCGACTACAATTCCAAATGATCAGGATTCCTTTGCAAAATGGCTATACTATAATGAAGAAAAAACATGTAAGGAAGGGAATACCGGAAAGTGCTTCAGGTAGTTCCATGAAATAATTTTTTATATATTTATGATTAAAATTTATATGTATTAAAGATATAAATAACGTTACAAAAATGTTTTTTGACGAACAAAGTAGAATTGGACATGATAAATGTTGGATAGATTCACAAAATTTACAAAGTAAAAGTATTTATGAATACAACTCATTTAACCCATACAAAACTAACATTCCAGAATGTGAAAAAGAAGTCAAGGAATTGAGAGAATTTGTTGTAAATAATAATATGCACTTTAAAGAGGGTTATGGTGTTACAAATGCTTGTTTTATTGATCACGATACTTCTATGAGAAATAATCAAATCATTACCCATGGTAAATGTAAAAATCAAGTAACCACCAGATTGTTTAAAGGAGTACCCGATATGAGTAGAGGGGGTTTTGAACCGGTTATTGAAAGTCGCATTACACAAGGAGAGAAAACGGATGTAGGAAAAAGTTGTGAACCTACAAAAGGAAAGGGATTTGATGTATTTACACCTCTTATTCCATGCCTTAAAGATTCTATTCAGAATGTTGATCATATTGTGCCTACATGGGTAAGAGGTGGTGAACACACACGGGATCATATCAAACAGAAACAGTTTTTAGAACGAAACGGATACGTTTTAAAAGATAAGATTTGGGAAAAAAAAACATGCTCTTGAAAAAAAAACATTTTATATAGCCATTAAACAAAAAACAAAAACATTAAATATGGATCAAATAATATAATCAAAAAAATATTATATAGCCATTAATTAATAAACAAAAATTCCAAAATAACAAAATGAGTTCGAACCGTTTAATGTACGACACATGTGAATACAAACAAAAACTTCAAGATAGTGTAACAAGTATAAACTTTGTATTAGATCCAATTCAATATGAACATAATAATAAGTGTCGTATGGAGTTTGGATTATTGGGTGGAACTAATGTTTCCCATGTTCAAGGAAATCTTGTTGATCTAGAAAATGATCTCAGGGGTCAAAACCGTCCAGTTACAAATTGCTCACAATATAAATATACTCCATCTGAAGATAAATATGTACAAGGCAAAGAATACATTAAATGTGTGGATCATCCTAGAATTGATACAACATTGAAACATTTACCTTCTTGTCAAATGATTGATTATCCAACAATATTTAAAAAATAAATAATAATAATAAAAAACTTACTTGAATTATTTATTTTTTAAAAATTTATTTTTTTTTATATCTTTTATATTTAACTCTTAACGTTAAACTATGTTTGAACGATAAAACATTTAAAAAGTTTTATTATTGTTGGAACGATAAAACATTTAAAAAGTTTTATTATTGTTGAAAGTTTTTCTGTGTTAAAAGAAAGAAATTTATTTTTTCGTAATGAGTTTTAGTCGTTTACCTTACGATACATGTGCCTACGTCCATGAGCTTAAAGAATCAATAAAACCGGGAGATTATATGTTGAAAACACCTTTGTCTGATAATAGAGGTTGTTTCTTCCCCGATCCGTCAATACGTCTCAACACTTATGGGGCTTCTTTATGTGATAAAAACATTATTGATGTCGATTCTGAATTACTTGGATTGAATGTAAAAAATACAAAATGTCCATCTAAAAAATTTACACCATCTGCGGAACCCTTTTGCAACAAGATTGATATGAAAGATTGTTCCTTTTTATCTTCTGAGGATACTAGATTGAGTAACCCACCTTGTACATTGAGAGGAACTGGATGGAATCGTTGGGAATGGTTGTGTGAAAATCCTCAAACAAAAGCCCTTGTACCTTTTGAAACAGACATTAATTATCGTATGGTAGCTAAAGATAACCACCGTCCTTGTGTACCAACACTATTAGATCAAACATTAACTCTTCCCACTCAAAATAATTCACAAGTTGTCGAAGATTGGAACATCTATAAAGATACAAGCTTCCCAAATGTACATTGGAGATGTTGTGGAGAAATAGCAAAATATTAAAAAACCTTATTAAAAAAAAATATATGTATTATTTAAAAATGTCAAAAACAAATTGTAAACTCAATAAACAACCATGTATCGCATCAGATGATTGTACATGGTATACAGGTTCAGGATGTAAAGGGTCTGACGATTCCGCACCAAAAATGATGTCTTTTAAAATTTTAGGTTCAGGAATTGGCTTCAAAGGCGGACGTTATGTAGCGTCAAGTAAATCCGTCGCGGCTAATCGCGCGGGTAGTGTATTATTTAGAAAAATTAGAAATGACGCTATGTATAGTAACTTCGCAAAGAAAAAAAGTATTAAGTTTATTCTTGGCGAAAGTACAAGTGGTTCAAAACATAAATCAACCGCGTACGAAGTCACACAGAATGAGTTATCAACACCCAAAAAGGTAACACGTGGAGGGGTTGAACTTGTATACAAATACAAATATACTGTCGTCAAACTCGCTACTGGTGAACGTAAGGAAGACATGACAGAATATTTATAAATTATATATTAAAACAGTCTATTCAAAGTTATATTACATGAATTTTGTTTTACAAATGTACATAAATCATGTTTTCTTATCCAACGAACTTTAGATATTTCATGTCGGTCATTGATACGAGGATTGATATTTGTTTTTTTCAACTCGATAACATAAAATAATTTGTTACCAATGATAAATGTTCCATATTTAGTATGTAAAATTTTACGGAGATCAATATTTGTTTCTTCAAGTAATTCTCTTTTAGCGCAATTGAAATATTCTTTATTATACAATTCTGTATGTGTCATATGACCTTTTGGGAACCCCCATTTTTGTGAACAATTTTGAAAAACAACTAAAATATCGTTCATATTTGAACTGAAAAGTATTACACCACATTCACGAACTTTTCTTAACGTGTCCTTTGTATTTGTGGATTTAGGAACAGTACATTCAAGATTTGGATCAAAACACATCAATTCATGTCCATACATTTTTAAAATATATACAAAAATGGATTAATTTGTTTTAAATTTGTTAAATTTGTTTTTTTGTTAAATTGTTAAATCAAATTTTAAAATTGTGACAAAAAGAAGATTTTTATTTTTCTTTTTGATTTTTAATTTATCCTTAATAATCAATATAATACGATGGAAGTTTATGTTTTATTTTCGTTAATTGGATTGGGATATATGGCATCAAGATCATCACGTCAACCGATTGAAAGGAATATATCTTCCAAATCCTCTTTTACACCTTTATTAAAAAATGTATATGATCATTCTTTTACCAAAGAAGTTAAAGAAATAGAAAAAGAAGCTGTAGAACGAAAATATAAACAAAGTCAGAATCCTTCTTTAAAAGTAATATCGAAAAATTACAGAGACGAAGAACAACGTAACACAAATATTAAAGAAAAATATTTTGAGAGCAGATTATCAGGACAAAAAATAAATACTGATAATTTTAAACATAATAATATGGAACCTTTCTTCGGAGGAACTATAAAACAGAATAATATTGATAACGAGAATAACATTTCCATTTTAGAAAACCATACAGGTTCAGGAGTAAAATATAACAAAAACAAAGAAGAAAATGTGTGTTTTGCTGATATCGTAAAAAGAACACCTCATGATGAGATGGGAACAAATGATTCATATCAATTGGAATATGAAAGAATGTCAAAAAGTGTTCACAAGAACAATGAACTTCCTTTTGAAAAAACGTACGTTGGACCAGGTTTAGACGATGGATTTACATCGGAACCCTCACAAAGAGGTTTTCAACCAGACGATCGCGAATATGCGAATACTAAAACAATTGACGAATTACGTGTTAAAACAAATCCACAAGTTTCTTATAGTGGTGTTGTTATTGAAGGACAAAAGAATATTAAGAGAGGAATAGCCCCAAAAATAGAAAAAAATAAAGTAGACACGTTTCATGAACAAACCCCTGATATGTGGTTAAAAACAACAGGTGCGTACACAAAAAATAAAGATAGACCCTGTATTATTATGAAAGATACAAATCGTAAAAATAGTACATCATATATGGGAAGTCTTTATAGAAATGTGGGTAATGAACAAACAGGTAAATTACAACCGACCAAGAAATTGATATTGGATGATTTTGGAACTCGTAACAGACACACTGAAAAGTTTACAGAACCTGAATGGAATTATGGAAAAGATAACATTCTTATTTTTAATAATGAGAGAGATGTTACAAGCACTCGTACTTATGAAGGGAATTTAACAACTTTTGTAAAATCAATCGTAGCGCCAATTCAGGATGTTTTCAGAACTACCACAAAAGAATATACTACTTTTAATACGAAAACAGAATTTGGAGATATGCAAAGACAACTTCCTAGTAAACAAACCATTTACGATCCAAATGACATAACCAAAACAACTTTAAAAGAAACAAATATTCACGACACGCGTACGGGTCATATGGCTAACAAATCTAAAGCAACCATTTACGATCCAAATGATATAACCAAAACAACAATTAAAGAAACAAATATTCACGACACGCGTACGGGTCATATGGCTAACAAATCTAAAGCAACCATTTACGATCCAAATGATATAACCAAAACAACAATTAAAGAAACAAATATTCACGACACGCGTACGGGTCATATGGCTAACAAATCTAAAGCAACCATTTACGATCCAAGTGATATAGCCAAAACAACAATTAAAGAAACAAATATTCACGACACGCGTACGGGTCATATGGCTAACAAATCTAAAGCAACCATTTACGATCCAAATGATATAGCCAAAACAACAATTAAAGAAACGTTTATTCATGACACACGTACCGGTAATTTTACAAGTAAAAAGAAACCTATAGTATTTGATCCTGATGAAAATATGAAAACGACTTTAAAAGAAACTCTTGAAAATTACGAGAATTCACATAATGTACGCCCTGTTACACAAAAAGCAACTGTTTATGATCCACATGATATTGCTAAGAGAACAATAAGAGAAACAACTGAAAATAACGAACATAAAGGTAATTTGGATAATCTTGAAGGTGGTGGTGGATATGAGACGAACGTGTACGAAGCACCTAATACCAATAAACAATTCCTTTCTGATATAGAAAATATGGGCACAGGACCGTCTAAAGGTCAAAATAACGCATATTTAAACAAAGAAATTCAAATGAATACTACTTCTAAACAAATTATGTCTGATTATGATCATTACGGAGCTGCTACAAGTCAAGACAAAGGTCAAATGTCATATGAAGATATTTACAACGCAACTATTAATGATATGAAAGAAGGATTATATCAGAGTAGGTCACCAACACAAACAAGCACCAAATTTGCACATGGAAAGGAAATAATGAATGTGGAATCAAATAAGGATGACTGTGAAAGAATATCCTCAAGAAATTTTAATAATATAGGGAAAATTTATGATACATCTCTCACACAAGATACTATAAATTTAACACAAGAAAAAGTAGAACAATGTGATAACAAAATAGATCCGTCAATCCTAGACGCTTTCAGGAATAATCCATACACTAAATCTTTAAATTCTTCAATATAAGACTTTTTTTTTTATATATTCATGTTTTCATCTGCAAGATTTCTTTTTGAATTAATATACTCTCTATGTGTTCTATCACTTATTATTAAATTATATGTATTATCTTCTCGTAATTCACGTAACCGTTCTCTTTCAATGTGATCAACCCTGTTTTTGATGTTTAAATCCCTATATTTTTTTTTATATTCAATATATTCTTTAGAGAAAGATTTTGTACAGTTGTTTTTTTTATTTTCCCTTCCAAAAAACTTTTTTATTTTAGATCGAATAGGTTGTTTGTTATACGTTAAACCACTTGATTCTAATTCATCATATGTATCCTCCCATACTTGTAAGACCTTATCTTTATCCTTGTATTCATTAACGTATGTATTTACTATTGTTAACACATTTTGTTGTGTTAATGATGCATTCTTGTTATGCATTGTTTGAATATATTTTTTTAATTTTGAATTAGATGAAATATGCTCTATTATCCAATGATTTACATAACCAGATCTAGACCCTGACATTTTATAATAATATTCATTAGATTCTTCTAAAATTTTATTTAAAATTTTTCCTTTTAATAAGGATTCGTTGATTTGTTTTTTTAAATTAATAATTGTCAATGAATAGTTGTTTTTTTTGTCTGCATTCTCACTATTATTGGAAAATTTATTGTAGTCAAAGTCGCGTGCTGTTAAATGTGTTACACGTGGACAATTTACACAATCTATAAAATCGTTTTTACTATCGAATCCCCATCTTTTTGTCATATAATCTTTTATAATTTCCCGGCATACCGGACTACATTTTTCGTTTGTAAAGGTTTCTTTAATTTTTATTGAATTTTTGATTTCATCAAAATAATGAACAAGCTCGAGGAAACATATGACTAATAACGTAGACAATATTATAAAACTTATACATTGAAAAGTATGCATTTCATATATATTTATTATTTACACATATTTATTATTTACACATATTTTTGTTTTATTTTTGGGGGAAAAAAATAAATTCATTTAACAAAAAGACAAATTCTGAATTATAAATAGAAATTATCTCATATGTCGTCCAATATTGACAACGTTAAAAATGAATATATAAGTGAATTTGTAGATAAAACAAGTGTTCTTTTTAAACAAGGCATCCAATCTCTTTATGATTTAGTTTTATGTTTAAACAAAGAAAATAATTTTTTGCTAAGAGAGTTCCAAATTGAATTAGAAAGAGTTCCCAATTGGAATAATGTTATGATTGAGAAAGAATATCAAAGATTTCTTGATTCATCTAAATGTCAGTGGTTAGGTGAGCTTATCATGGCATGTTTTAAAGCATCTGCACAACAACTTATGTCTTCCTTGGATTATCCTTCAACAGAGTCTAATATTGATGTTTTAGTTCCACAAGCACATTTATTCATTCATTTATGTTATATAGAAATAGCACGGAAATTATGGAGGATTCCACAAGTTTTATATCATAAATATAATAAAGTAGATAGTCAAATAAATCATGAGAAACTTGAAAAAATTATTTCTGAAAGTGTACGCGTAGCTATCAGAAATTCATTACCATTGGATAAAATTGTTTCTTCATTTATGAATAAAAAAATACTTATCCCAGAAAAATCTTTCACAAATGATATAAAAACAATAATGGTAAACAATGAAGATATTGTTGAAGAAGTAACTGAAGAAGTTGTTGAAGAAGTTGTTGAAGAAGTTGTTGAACCTGTAATTAAACAAGTAAAAGTTATTGAAGAAGAAAAACTAATTGAACCTGTAATTAAACAAGTAAAAGTTATTGAAGAAGAAAAACTAATTGAACCAGTAATTAAACCAGTAAAAGTAATTGAAGAAGTTATTAAACCAGTTATTGAAGAAGAAAAACTAATTGAAGAAGTTATTAAACCAGTTATTGAAGAAGAAAAACTAATTGAAGAAGTTATTGAACCAGTTATTAAACCAGTAAAAGTATTTGAAGAAGTTATTGAACCAGTAATTGAAGAAGAAAAACTAATTGAACCTGTAATTAAACCAATAATTGAAGAAGAAATTAAACCAATAATTGAACAAGTAATTGAACTAGTAATTAAACCAATAATTGAACCTGTAATTAAAGAAGAAAAACTAATTGAAAAACTAATTAAACCAGTAAAACTAATTGAACCAGTAAAACTAATTGAACCAGTAATTGAAAAAGAAAAACTAATTGAAAAAGTTGTTGAAGAAGTAATTAAACCAGTAAAAGTATTTGAACCAGCAAATGAGGAAGTAATTGAAGAAGTAATTAAACCAGTAAAAGTATTTGAACCAGCAAATGAAGAAGTAATTGAACCAGTAATTGTGTCTGCATCGCAAAAAAAAAGAAATATTTTACCATTTTATGACGAAAGTAGTAGCAACGAAAGTAGCAACGAAAGTAGCAACGAAAGCATTAGTCAAAATGATAGTGATAGTGAAAGTGATAGTGAAAATGATAGTGAAAATGATAGTGATAGTGAAAGTGATAGTGAAAATGAAAATGATGAAAAAAAGAAGATAAAAGTAGATGCGTTACAAGATTATGATGATGAAATAAGTAGTATTAATGAAATTTCATATGGTATTGAAGAATCTAAATCCAATATTAAAAAAGCAATTAATAAGGAAGTTTATATAAACGAAAAAAGATAAAATCGCGATGAAAAAGAAACACAAACTTTTTTTTTTTTATTATTAAAAGGTAAATTTTTCAAACATTCTTCTTGTCCACAATACAATTATTTTTTTGATATTCTAAATTAAAAACAAATTATTTTTTTTAGAAATGATCGGGAAAAAAACCCTTATTTCAATTACAAATGCTACATTTTTAACAGTATCGTATAGACAATTTATTAATACTGGTCTAAAAAAAGAAAATCACGAAGCATCCTCTCGTAATTTAAAATCACTTTTGATTTTTGTATGTGTATTTGTTTTGAGTTACTTTGCACAAGTTCTCGTATTAAACAATGGAATGTCAAATAAAGAAATGAATGGTCAATTATCCTACGCTAAGACACAAACAGAAGTAAAAAATATGTTAGATAGCGTTGAAATTGGGTATGCGCCGTTTTAAAATAAATGAAAAAATGTTGTGAAAGTAAGTATATTATAACGTTTAATATAAAATATGAAACTTGAATTGAAACGTTTTGATCTTTCGAAAATTACAAGTGATAAAGTTGTTGTAATGATAGGAAAAAGAAACACAGGAAAATCGTTTTTAATTAAAGACCTGTTATACTATCATAAAGATTTACCAATTGGAACCGTTATATCTGGTACAGAATCAGCAAATCATTTTTATCAAGATATGGTTCCTAAAATATTTATTCATGGGGAATATACACCCCATCTTGTGGATAATGTAGTCAAGAGACAACACATGATACTTAAAAATATTAATAAAGAGATGGTAATGTACGACCGTACTAATATTGATCCAAGAGCTTTTATGATTCTAGATGATTGTTTGTATGATGCTTCTTGGACAAAAGATAAAAATGTAAGGGCTTTGTTTATGAATGGAAGACATTTAAAAATGTTCTTTGTGATTGCTATGCAGTATCCTTTGGGAATACCTCCAAGTTTAAGAACCAATATAGATTTTATTTTCATTCTTAGGGAGAATATTGTTGCAAATCGAAAAAGAATATATGATAATTATGCTGGAATGTTTCCAACTTTGGAAATCTTTTGTCAAGTAATGGACCAATGTACGGAAAACTTCGAATGTCTAGTAATAGATAATACAACAAAAAGTAACAAATTGGAAGACACTGTTTTTTGGTATAAAGCGGATACGGCACCAGATTTTAAAGTGTGTTGTGATGAATATTGGAAATTATCAGAAAACATGAACGAAGATCAAGAGATGGAAGAGATGTTTGATATACAGAATCTAAAAAAGAACAAGCACATCATAAATGTTAAAAAAATGTAAAAAAAAAAAAACAAACAAATCCCATAGGTATCTTATCTAACAGGAAATCCAGCACTTCTACTATCAGCTTCCTTATTGAATAATGGTTCAGCGGCTTTACTCGTAAATTTATCATTCATCAAAAATTCATCATAATATGTTCTTGGAATAAATTTATATTTAACCCTTACGTCTTTTTTCATTTTTTCAAGTTTCTCTTCATAAATTCCGTGAACCACCATAAACATACCTACAAATAAAAAGAGAAAAATCAACGTTTTCATATTTGCTTTTTATTATCATACGATTTTATATTTAATGTATAAAATATGTATTGAAAAAAAAAAAAAAAGTTTTTTGAATTTATTTTAAGGTGTTGATGTTCTTTTAGTCCACGCGTCTTCATCATTGAAGATAATGTTCTGAGTTACATCTGATAATTCACTCTCTTGAACCAAATTCGCTTTCTTTTTAATTTCAGTCTCCTCCTTTGTTCTCTCAATCAACTCTTTTTTCCTCTCCTGATAAAACTCCTCCTTACTTGTTGTGTTTTTTTTATACTCTCGCATCAATGTATTCAGTTGAGTTTCTGTATATTCAGCATCTGTAATTTCATCAGGATTAGCTGACCATGGACACCAACAACCAACAGAAGCAATATAAATATTGTGAAGATTATTATCCTTGCGTTTTAGTATTTCAGCTCTTGATTGAGCTTCGTTAAGACTTTCATAAGTTCCACGAATTTTAATCCCACGAACTGATGTTTGAAAGTTATTTTCCTTTGAAAATTGTTCACTAATTTGTGTATCGTTATCCACTTTGAAACTTTTGTAATCTTCATCTATTGAAGCCGTATTAAAACAAGACCCATATTGTTCTTTAATAGAAATCAATTCATTCTTCTTTTCAGGGAATAGAGACATCAAACCGTCATATAGTTCACT